AGTCAAAGCAGCTCTTGACGAACAAAAGTAATGGACGTCGAGGGATACGAAACGCGACTTCGCGAGAGGGTAGGAGAAGCTGAATATGCTAGGCATAAAGAGCTTGTCCGCCTTCTGGCGCGCAATCTTGCGCTTGAAGACGTGCTTTGGGAAGAAATTTCTTTACATATTCGGGATGTTGACTTACGAACAGAGCTCTTGCGACAAAGAAACTCGATAGTGCGTGATATACATACTGAATTTAAAGCATTAAATATTGAAGTGCCTACAGTGACTGAAAAGAATACAGAGAATTTTATGGCATTCCTAGGAGACCTAGATGACGACCCCGGTGAAGAACGAACAGAAGAAACTGAACGCAGCTATTAGTGGGAAGTTAGCACACGATTCTAGAGCATTAGAACAAGTTTTTGAAGCATGTAGAAAAGACGATAAGAAAATGTTATTATTGATTAGAGCATTTTGTGAATCTTATCTAATTGACCAACATCGAAGACCTCTAAAGCTACGACCATTACAAGAACAAATAGTATTAAAATGTTTGACACACCCGTCCGGTGACCCCGCAAAACATCGTAAGGTAGCTATATTGGCTCCACGTGGTTCAGGCAAATCCTACGCTCTTTCTGTAGCTGTAGTTATATATATGTTCTTTAAAAGATTTAGAGATTTAATATTTGTTTTGGCTCCATCTGAGGACCAAGCTTCACTTATCTTTAATTACTGTTATAGACATTTTGCGGATAATGATTTTTTAATGGGCTTAATAGACCATTTTAGGCATCACAATAAGCCTAATATCACAATGAAGGGTGGGACGGTGCTTCGTAGAGCTCCTATCGCAGCTTCAAATCAAGGTCAAGCTATTAGAGGACAACATCCTACTTTCTTAGTAGTAGATGAGAGTCCACTTATAGATGATAAGCTTTTTATAGATAATGTAGAGCCATGTATTGTATCTAATAAGGCACCTTTCATTAATTTAGGTACGCCTAAGAGTAAAGAGAACCATATGTATCGCTATCTCTACGATGATGGATATGGAGATAGTTTTGATAGAATGCATTTTACATGGAGAGACGCTGTTCAAGCAGGCAGAGCTTATTCTGCCCCATATACAGAAAGTGATATGTTAACTAAAATGACTGAATGGGGAGAAGATTCAATTTATTGGAGGACAGAATATGAGTGCGAGTTCATCGAGTCGGTTTCGCAAATCTTCAATCCCGAAGCTGTTAAAGCCTGTAGAGAAGCCTATTCCTTTGTCGAGCGCGGAACAAAAGTTAATAACTGTGTTGTGGGCGTGGATATTGGTAAGTCCGTTAATTCAACTGTTATTAGTATTTGGGCTACTGAAAAAGGAAACGAGGGAAACATTGCTAGACTTATTTCCTTGGAAGAGATTGGACCTAAATCTGGAGGACACGATATTCCTTATCAGCGAAGTCGTATACTCGCTAATTGTAGGGATTTTGGTGCTAGTAGGCTTATTATCGATGCTACGGGTATTGGTGGAGCGATTGAACAAGAGATGAGATTGGCATGTATACAAAGCCAACCACAAATACATTTTACACCGTTTATATTTACAGGAGGACCAAAAGGAACTAAAACACAAGTATATAGAGATATGGTGTCCTATATACAAAAAGGAATGGTTAAAGTTCCTGACCCTAAAGGATTACCTCCGAACGAAGCAAAGTTAGTCAACAAATGGCTTAGAGAACATATAGATTTGGAATATGTTATGGACGCTGCACAAAAAACAGAGAAAATTGCAGCACCTGAAGGAAAACACGACGATTATTGTGATAGCACAGTGATTGCATTACATGCAGCATTAGGTATGTTACCACCAGAATCATCATTTTCATCAGTTAGTTTAAATACTCCTACACGTACAACAACCGAAACCTTTAAATCCTACTCCTCAACTCCTTTATTTACTAAAAGTAGGTCAAGAAGACCCCTTAGAAAGCATTCACCCGGTGGAATCTAGCGAAAGCTTTATATACTAGGGGCAACTAGAGTTATAAGATAGCCATGGCTCTGAGTGATTATTGGCCTTTTAAAAGGCGGAGTTTCGCAACTGTTGGGCAAGACCCACCCTTCTCAAAGGATGACCCTAGAAGCTACGGCTCTGGAGTTATTCGAAGGATTCAGTTGCAAGACAATTCAAGCTCCTTTGGGAGGAGTAGTGGAAGCAAGGAACCGCAGGTAGGCGATTATCGTACCTACATGAACGTTTATTTGTCTGACCCTATTGTGAGAACCCTTATAGATTTGCCATGTCTTTATGCATCTAAGGATGGATACGACATAGTGACCGATAATGACGACGAAAGAATGGCTATCACCCAGTTATTTGACGATATAAACATAGAAACTGTATTATATAGTTGGATAAGAAATGGTAGAATATTTGGTACTTCTTATTTAGAATATACAGGAGATAACCTAGTTTTACGCTCTTCTCAGAACATGTATGTTCAAAGAGATGAGAATGGACAGATAAAATATTATTACCAAGACTTAGGTGGGGATGAGGAATCTGTGAGGTTTGAAGAAAATGAAATTATTGAGTTCAAAAACAATCCATTTGATGATTATGCTTACGGTCTTAGTGACATCCATCCAATTTTGTACTTGGTTGACCTTAAAGATTATGCAGAACGGGATATTGGCACTGCTCTCAACAAATACGCTAGTAGTAGGTTTGATATTAGCGCTGGACTTCCCGATATGCCTTATGGTCCTGACAAAATTAATGAAATTGTATCAGCCTTCAACGGATTAGAACCGGGAGAAGATATAATTCACGGTAATGATATAGAAGTTAGAGAACTTCAAGGAACTCAAAGAGCATTTGAATATGGTAAGTACACAGATGATTTATTAAAGAAGATACATATGGCTCTTAAAGTACCAATGACTATGTGGGACAAACCAGAACAAGCACGTCCTATATTCGAACCTTATGTTAGACACCTCCAGAATATGATAGAAGCATCTATCAATCAGCAGCTTATGCCGCAGATAGAATCTGGAGAAGCTAAATTTAGATTCCGACAAATGAATGTTGATGACGCTTTCTTGAAAGCCAAGACAGACATGATTTATCTTTCTGAGGGAGTTCTTTCACCTCAAGAAGTAAGATTGGAGAGAGGTCTAAATCCAGATGGAATAGTGGAAGAGATAGAAACGGAAGAAAATGTAAATGTTTCCGGTGGTAAAGACCAAGATAAGAAAGAAGAGTCCGCAAGGACTGAGAAACGCGCTGGTAACGAACCAGCCGCTAATACTACGGGGGATAGAGAAGAATGAGCGATGAATACGTGTACGAGCGTTGTTTGATAGAAGTAGCTCCTACGCTAAAAAAGCGTGGAGACAAAAACTACGAAGAGACTGCGGCCAATATATGCCGCATGAGGGTAGATGAAGGAGTATTTAAAGATAGAAATATTCGTTCTTTTGCCGGGGACCGAAAAGGGACCCAGCGCACTTTTGCGCTAGGTTTAGGAGACGCAATAGTTGGAGATGATTTTATAGAATATCCAGTTGTTGCTATCACGTCGGGCCCCCACGACGAGGATGGCGACCAAAAGGTTTTTATAGAACCCTCCATACTCGAACAGAATATGAAAGCTTTTGAAGAGCTGCCTGTTTATTACAATCACCAGAGAACCGACGACGATTTACTCGGAAAGGCTATCAACCCAGAGTTGGTTGACATGGAAGATGGTAAAAAAGGTATTAAAATGCTTGCACGCATTCATAAGGATGCAGCAAAAGCTAATGAAGTGCTAGAAAAGATAGAAAACGGTGATATGACGCATGTGAGTATCGATTGGTTCTCCAAAGACATCGATGTCATGGGAGAGCCGTTTGCAACCGACATACGTCCTATCGAGGTGAGTTTCATAGATAATGAAACCCGCACGCCCGTTTGTGACGCATGTACAATTGAAGAAGGAAAGAAATGTGATGACCACCGTGAATTCGGTGAGGAATCAGAATCTTCTTGTGGCTGTGGTAGCCATGGAGAAGATGCATGTGCCTGTGAAACACACGGGACACACAGCGAGGAAATAACTATGGCTGAAGAAACAGTAGAAAATAAGGATGTTTCTGGAGAAGAGTCAATCGTAGAGCGTGAATTCGCAGCTATGAGAGACCAACTCGCAGAAATGAAGACCTCCTACGATGAGCTGAACGCCAAGCACGAAGAAGCCCTCGCTATGATTACAAGCTTTGAGGAAGAGAAGACAAAACTAGCAGAAGCAGAAGCAGAAGCAAGAAAGTCTAACTTCGTCAACACAATCATAGAGAAGGAAGCTCTCTTGGGCAAAGTCGATGACGACGCCAAGGAAGCACGTGTTTCGGAGCTCACGTCTTGGGATGAGGTTAAGCTAGAAGGATTCTCAATCGCTATGGAGTCTATGCCAGTACCAGAGGAAGCAGAACGTACTTTTGGAAAAGGTAAAGCTCACAGTGATGAGGAACAGCCAGTAGAAGCAGAAGCAGAAACACCACGCATGTTTGCGATGGAAAATGGACGCATTGTTTTTACGGGAGAAGAAAAATAGGTGAAGAAATATGGCCCCAAATATATTAGTAAATGACGGTGGCGCACCTGCACGTATCATGAAGGTTGCTAACGCAGGCGCAGATATCGATGCAGGAACTTTTGTGATTTTTGACAGTGCAAATGTAGTCGCAGCTGACGCAGATTTACCAGACCAATCAAATGCTATTGGTGTTTTGTTTGTTGACGCAACAAACGGAGACCCAGCATCAGTTATAACAGGAAGCGGACTTATCGTCTTCTTGAAAGCAACTGGAACAATTGGCGCAGGTAATAATCTCAGCCACGACGCATCAGGACTTGCAAAGAACACAGGAATAGCAGCAACAGACCAAAGACTGGCAGTTGCGCTAGAAGATAAAGGCGACACCCACACAGGCTATGTCAAGGCAGTATTGCTCTAGAGGGTACTAAGGTGAAATAATGGTTACAGCAAAAGAAGGATTAATGACATCCAATCTCAGTGGAACCGCAAACCGAGTACTAACTGATTACAAGGACGCAATCCAAGACTACAGAGTCACGGATATGCCCGTAATCAGTATGTTCGCAGAGCGATTTACGACTGAGACTGGCGGCGACGTAGATATTACGTTCGCAAGACCTAGCATGGCGCTAGAACAGATAGAAGAAGGAGATACTCCTGCATACCAACACAACGACTTGAGAAACGAACGCGTATCAGTCAAAGAGTGGGGAATTGCAGTAGGTGTCACCCGACGTATGCTTGAAGACTCAAGATTTTCAGAAATGGAATTGGCTTTGAATGAAGCCCGAAGAGCCGTCGAGCGTCACGTAACGCAGCACTTTATTTATACAGTTTTCGGATTGTATAAGGCAGAGTATGGTACAGGATACAACAGTGGACACATCATAGGAACTACTACAGAAGATAATTTGTCAGCATTCGCTACAAACACTCACGGTAGTTTTTACGGTAAATCCCCTGCAACCTTGACCACAGCTTCTGACAAGAGACTATACGAGTATGGTGAATACACAGAAACACAATTAGCAGCAATGGGAGAGAATACAGGTTCTCACTACTTTAACGCTACTGACGCTTCTGGTACTGTATCCACAACTGGTGATATCTCTTTACAGGATATAACAGCTGCAATGGAGTTAATTAATGCAAAAGGTGGAGCAGCAGATACAATTATGATTTCCCCTTCACATTATAAAACTCTACTTAACTTAGCAGACTTTACTGCTCCTTTCGCAATCGCAGCTGAATCAGCTGGCGGTTCACCAAAGGGCGGTTTGGATTATGTTAACGACGTATCAAAGTCCGGCCTAGTCGGTCAATTGTACGGTTTGAATGTTTACATGAACCACTGGATTCCATCAACACGCTTCGGTGTGTTCGATATGAAGGTAAAGCCTGTAGCTTACGTCGAAAGACGTGGACTAACCGTTGAAGAAGCTAACCCCGGATTCGGAATAACTGGTTCCTACATGTCCATGAGATATGGATTGAAGGTTATCAGACCAGAATCAGGTGTTATCGTTATCGGCGATTAAAGTTAACTGTTCAGGTTATACTGGTTTAAAATTTTGGTATGGGTGCCACCAATAGTAAAAGGCACCCAAACATGCGGAGATAGAAATGGTAAAAAGAAAACCCTACGGCCTTGAAAACGAGAAACTAGCAGGAAACAAACCCAAGCCGGGTATGCCCATGGTTCTAGACGACAGGCTAATCTCCAAACAATATATTAAAGCAAAAGTCGATGCAAAAGTCGATGATACAGCTTATAGCAGTTCTTGGAATTATATAGAGGGCAGTAACAATAATAATGAAGTAGCCCCAAGTAAGAACGCAGTTTACGATTATTTAAATTCTCTAGCACCATCTTCAGATATGTGGTCAAAAGAAGAAGACACAACAGATACCAATGTTAGAACCTATAAGACAGGTAATTATGGTGTAGGTAAAACTAACTTTACAGGTGCTGATGATTGGGCTAAACTAGATGTAACAGGCTCAATTTCAGCTACCGGTAACTTTATTATGGCTACTAATGGGAGCACAATAGGGCCAACAGATGGAACTTTAACTTTACATAGCACAAATGGAGCCTTATTACCAACTAAGTTTATGATAGGTACAGGAGTGGCAGGTGTTCCGTTAGAAATATCATTAGCAGGTTCTACTGTTACCGCTGCCGACGGTACGGGTATAATACAAGCAGGACCAGATAGTGGTGCTAATCTAGGCATAGGAGCAAATAAGATTCAAGCACGTTCCGGTGAGGCAGTTGCGGAACTAAAATTAAATACAACTGGTGGAAATGTGACAATCGGTGATTCCGATTCTAATGTTACAATTTCAGGAGACCTAATAGTATCGGGAGATGCTACGACATTAAATACCGCTACATTATCAGTAGAAGATAACGAAATTACCTTAAATTCAAATATAACTGGAGGTGACGCTACTTCCGCAGGACTGCGAGTTGAAAGAGGTGATGCCACAGATTCACAATTAATATGGAATGAGACAGATGATAAATGGCAAGTACATAATGGTACAACAACCTATGATATAGCACATAATTCTCATGATGCTGTCACGCTAGGAACTAATACTGCTAGTGCACTATCATTAAGTGGTCAACAGATAAGTTTACAAGATAAGTTTGTACAACTTGCTGGAGATACTATGACAGGTGCTTTAACTTTAGGTTCAGGCTCTACAGGTAATGTAACAATGTTATCAGTGTATGGTGGAGAATCAGGAGATTCTAATCCAGCA